ACAGCAGATGGTCTATATTGAATATTCATATTCTCACCAGATATAGTAAGAATTTTATCAGCTATATCTATTTCACACTTACCACATTTTGTATCCACTTTGTGGTTAAATGTGCCGATAAATTCACCACCTGTTGTCCTATAAGAGAAAACATCTTTAACTCCTGTAGACCACTTATTAATAATATTAGTCCATCCTTGTTTTGACCAGATTTTAGACCCGACATCAACATCTTTAAATTGTTTTAATCCATCTGGTGTTAAAACTGTTGCAAAATCTGGTTGACAAGGATTGAATCCCTGAACCTTCTTATCTTTGTAACGTGTATCACCAGCCCTTCCAACAGCACGAGCAAGCTTCAGATTGATGATACCATATGGTTCCGAACCACCTTTATAGGTGTTCCAAAATTCTTCTGGGAGAGTCTTGAAATCATTACAGACAACTGAATTATTTGAATTAGCACGCCAATTCGGAATGGTTCCAGTAGACCAATTCTTTGCATTAAGGTATTGAAGATCGTCACTATCACCAATAGCAATTTGAGCACTTCTACGAACGTTACCAGCAACAACTACTGCACCAATAATGTTCATAATATCAAGACAATCGATTGGACGAAGTTGTTTTCCTTCACGTCCCTGTATGACTTTTGAAATTTCATCAATTCCCCAACACAAATCTTCTGGACCTGATGATACACCACCAAAACCCTTGATCGGTGCTCCCTTTCCACGAATCAATTGAGTGCTGAATGTGAATCCACTTTCAATATCAGGGCTGAAAGCACCTTCCAATGTTTTCTTCAACAATTCCACCCAACCAGCACGAGTATCTGGAACGATAAAATCGGCACTGGCATTGTCCTGTCGAACAGGAATCTTAAATTCGTCTTTTACTGGTGGAAGCTTATAAACAAATTCTCTTTGAATGTTATATCCAACACCAGAACCGAGCATTAGCATGTCCATAGCCCATGTGAATGGTCTAATTGGTTCGTCAATGACACAAAATGCACAATTTTGAAGAGAAGCGAGTCCCAATTTATCAACTGTTGATGTTCCTAGTTGCCACAAAAAGCGACCAGCGACCACACCTTTTAAAGTCTTGTGATAATAGTAAAGACGTTCTTCTTCTTCTGATGTAAAATTACAATTCAACTGCTCTTGGCATGCCTTGATGACACGCTCAATAGTATCATGAAATTCTTCTGTATCTGAATTTAAACTATCCTCTTCTAATCGTCTTGAATAGGTTCTTTTGTATGTGAGATAACCTACTGATGACCATGGTGTTTTAATTGACTCTCTGTTTATTTTTATCTTCGACATTTATCCTTTTCCAAATGTTAAGTTCTTGTTGTGCTTGCAAGCCAGAAAATGTATGACTGGCGATATAGGTCAGAAGGTCTCTCACGGAAAATCCTCCCTTACACACCATATCAGAGATATCCTTCAACTCTGATGGCATGTCCCGCCAAACAACGATTTTGTATCCGGCCACAGCGAATTTTTGCATGTGCTCTACTACTTCTTTCTTCCTTGGCTCGTTATCCAGAGCAACTATTGTTTTGTCCTTGTCTACTAGCGATTCTAGGGTGTCTAAAGACATGAATCCACCACACAAGGCAACTGCATTAGGAATGTAAATTGAATCGATTGGACCCTCGACCAAAAAATGAGTCCGGGTTCTATTTAGGTTTTCCAAACCGTATATTTTTGGAAAATCCTCATCGAATTTTACTGTCATATAACGGAATTTTGGATCAGCATTTTTGTCGATTTGTCTACCAATAATGCCGGTTGGATTGCCTATCTGATCGCGCATGATCAGGCACACTCTAGGCTCTGGTTTGACCTTTATAACATTTTCTGGATTTAAGCTCTCGATAGCTTCAACAAAGTTCTTAGCCCAGTAAAATTTAGACAAATCTGGAATCTGTCGTTTGTGTAGATACTGGACGGCTTCGTGATCTTCTGGAAGCTCGCTACAAGGCACCAAAGCTGTGCTGACTTTCTGAATGACAGGCGCAGTATGTTTGATCGGTTCTGGTGTCTGTATGGTCTTTGTAGAGCCTTGGGAGCGTTCCTTGTAGACTTCCATTCGATAGTCATCATGTAAGTTTTGGTTTACATGCTTTAAGAAGGCGTCGAATGACATGGAAGCGCAGCCATTATGACAAGTGAACATAAACACTCGTTCAAATGTCTTCTTGTCATTGACAGTGTGTAGATATCCTCTTGCCTTTCTGCTGTCCTTTGTGCTATCTCCACATACCGGACACGAAAAGTTGGCAGTTTCTGTTCCCTTCCACTTAAAGTTTCTCAAGGAAGAGGAAATTTGATTAACATATGATTTTTGAAGCCAATACATTTACAACACGCTCTTATTTTATTAGAACGACTAGTTTAAACCAACTGAACGCTGAAAACTACTATTTGGCTGGTGTCACTACAGGCACAACAGGCTTTTCGTAATAATTATGATACGCTGTCAAATTGTCTTGTAATAATTCTATTCTTCCACTTAAAATGTTGATCAAAGAATTTAGTTTTGTGTAGTCATCCTCTGACATCTGGACAATAGAAACATTCCCTTCTTTGACATCAACTAGATTGATAGCCTTGAAAGTGCTCAAATCCAATGGTGCTGGCTGCTCTAATGCAAGATAGACCTTGTTGGAATCATCTTGCACCGAAACAGAACATGGTGGAACTGTTTGACATGCTGAGAGAAGTAGTAATGTAGCTGCGATAATATAGGTTTTCATAAGTTTATCCATGAGCTTTTACATATTTGGAACCATTCCAAACTTCTAATTTGTCTTTACTGACATTTCTAGTACTTCTACTAGCTTCTTTTAAAGCATCTTCGTGATTTTTCGCACCAATCATTACATAACCACCATATGCACTAGGATGTCGATAGCTAGTTAATCCAGATGCAGCCATTGGTCTATTTTCGTGTTCATGTGACTCTCTAATCCCATTTGCACGACGATCCTCAAGCTCTTTCTTGATTTCCTTTGCACCATGTAGGAAGTGATCAAGTCTTAGCTTGTGCCATCCTTCAACAGTCTTTGGAAAGACTGGATGTGGGTCATTCAATGCCTTGTGATGCTCGATTGCCTTGGTAGCATAGTCCTTATACTTTCTGACGAGTGTAGCTCTTGGCATCTTAGAAAAGTCTTCTGAGAGAAATTCGGATTCATTCAAGCCAGATGTGTCGGAACTGAGTTCATTGTGTTTAACAGTCTTTATATTTCCGTTTCCAAAATTAACAGTGTGTGCTTTATACGCTCTACCATCTGTATGTGACGTTAGGCTTTGATTGGCAGTGTGAATCTTTCCAATTGCACCAGATGGTGTATGTCTAACAGTCTGTCCAACTTGAAATTCGGATTCATTCAATGCTTTATCAGAAGCATGCATGTCTCTGATTTGAGCAGCCATCTTATCTGCTTTTGATTTATTCATCCAAGAAAGAGTTTGTGGTATCTTCACTGCTGAATTGTGAACAACCAAAGCTTCGCTCTTTCCATTTTTTCTTAATGCACGTACTTCATGTCTAGGCCATCCATCTGCATTGGTGGTTCCATCTGGAATAGAATCAATCGAATGTACATCATTTGGAATCCACACATGAGCATGTGGTGCATCTGGAAACACATGTTTTGTATGAGTCTTAGATGTATGTTCTGGTGGAAATTTATAATTCTCAGATTCATTAATGTCTTTTCCAGTAATTATCCGATGCATTTCACCCTTTTCTTTATCATCACGAGCAATTGCCATTATATCATGAGGGTGTTCGTTTCCACCGCGTTCTAATCGATCTTTAAATCTTTTCTGACGCATAATATGAAACCCACCTTCTTCTTTCCAATAATATGGTGATTCTTCACTCTCCCCTAAAAAATCATATCTAGGATCATCAGAATGAACAGGCATTTCTTCACTTCTATCCGCTGTATCATTCAATCCATTCTTCAAATTCTTAGGAATATTTGGATTCTCTGAAACGGCTGTTCTGACATGTTTGGACGTGTCTCCATGGAGATTCATGAGAGTGGTCAGATGAGTGTTTGGATGACAAGCAACACATTTACGGACAGCTGGATGTTCATGCATTGACATGACATTCAACATTCCGGCAGTACAGGAAGGGTGACATGCAACAGCAGCAACAGTCGTATGCTGTTTGCTCTTCATGAGTTCTTTCAATTTAGAAACAGAAGTCTTTGGATCAGATGCAGCGTCAAACTCGGCTACATGATCTTCTAAGAGTTTTTCTCGTGTTGCGTCAGTCATCTTTACTTTCCTGTTGATGTTACTGGACTTGACACACCACATACTGTGGGATATGTCTTGTCTCTATTGGCTGGTATTTCTGTCAACTGTTCGATACAAAACAGTTGCTGCTTCAATTCAGTATTCACATAAATGGTCTTTTGTTGTGGTGTCTTTAATGCTTTCAATGACACCACAAAATTTGTATTCATCTGTGAAATCTTGGTCTGTAAGGTATTTAATTGATCGTTGATGGCACTTCTGGCAGCATCAGCTTCCTGAACCTTACTAAGAACATTGGTCACATCAGTCTGAAGTCCTGTAATCTGACCGGCCTGTTCACGATTGGCTTCCTGCATCTGTCCAATCTGAACTTGCTGAGCCTTGACTTCTGATTCCATATGCTCATAGGTGAAATATAGACCAGCTGCCGCTGTTACTACAGCAACAGCAAGACCAATCTTGATGTATGTGGTGATACCTCCTGATGCTACAGATGACGTAATTGAGCTTAAAATTCCCATAATGTTTACCTAGTATTGATAGTGTTCGATGTTGAATATTTAGTCAACTGACGTTTCTTTGTTGTACTCTTTGGTGTCGAAAGAGCGATTGCACCACGATTCTCAACACCTGTCTTGTGGGTTGCTGCTCTTCTGGAAATCTCAAATTTTCCATCATAGAGTGCTTCTGTGATGAATAGGACATCGTTCGATCCTTCGCATTCAAGTAGAATTCTCTCACCTTTTGAAATCAGATTGTTGATTGATTCCTTGGTTGATTCTGTCTCATCATCTAATGTTTTTGCCTGACCATTTCCACCTTCCAGTGATGTTGCTGGAGAAGGTTCTGATCTTGGTCCGAAGTCTTCATTGGCGAGTCTTCTGAAGACATCACCTTTGACTTTTAATCCGACATGGTTCTTGCGCTTCTTGAATGGGAGAGAGTATCCTTCAAGGTTTGTTGTATTTGGTGCATTGGTCTGAACGGATGCTGAAGACAGTCCAGTTCCACCTGAAACGTTTGAAGCTGGTGCACCACCGCCTGCGTCTTCTTTAATAGAAGACTTAGATTCGATAATGATCGCAGTTACTTTGTCGGACCTTCTATCTAACAATGGAGACCACTTATTTACTAAATCTTTCATCGGACTCTTACCTCTCTTTCTAATTGTATTCGCATCTCAGTGCTAGGGATGACGGTTATCAAGCTAATGAAATCACCATTGATGGTCTGAATCGCTGCGATATTTGGTACTCTATTTAAAAAATGAAGCAAGCTCATTAATTCTGGATATATCTGATCATCAGCCACCGAAAACAAAAGCATTGGTGTGGCTGTTCCAAAGACATTAAACGAAATGATCATCCAATTCAAAAGCAATTTTACATTATGTTCCTTACCCTGAGACTTATTTTGTTTCAGAAGTTTACAGAGAGAAACGACTCTGTTGACATCTTGTGCAAATTCGTCAAAGTTCAAAGGTTTATTTCGTGTATCATAGACGGCGAGTGCCGATGAATAAAGTTGTCTTTCACTATAACGAGAAGCCATTAAATTTCCCTAAATAAGTAATGCCTATCGCGTGCTACCAACACCATAGGCTCTACAAATCACAGTTTAAGGAGATTGCAGCGCATGAATATTTATGTACACAAAATTCAATCCACCGCTTTACCAAACAAATACACAAAATGGTATTGTTCTTTGGTTGAGAAGTGTTTGAATAGGATAAAACCAATTGGTTATACTGAAAAGCATCACATACTCCCAAAGTGTTTTAAGTTGGGTGGATTGTCTGATAAAGAAAATATTGTTGTTTTCACAGCTAGAGAACACTTTATTGCTCATCTCTTACTATGTAGAATGTTTATTGCAAAGAAGAAACAACAAATGTGGTTGGCAATAGGTGCATTCACAAGCTTTAAAAGAAATAGAAAGTTAACTTCAAGACAATTCGATGTAGCTAGAAATGCTTCAAGTTTTGGTAAAATTGGTGTTAAGAGAAGTGATGAGTTTAGAAAGAGTCTATCTAGAACAAAGAAAGGAAAGCCGGGAATACCCAGAACACCAGAAACTAAAGAAAAATTGCGTATAGTTAATCTAGGTAAAGTGCGTGGAAAACAATCACCTGAATTGGTTGAACGCAGAGCCAAGATGACTAGAGGTAAGCGTATAGGGCCACAACCAAAAATAACATGCCCACACTGCGGCAAAGTTGGTGGTCTTAATAATATGAAACGTTGGCATTTTGAAAATTGCAAACTGATTCACATTAATACAGTGTCTTAAACCGTTGGTGTATATGTACCATCACCAGAAAGTCCCGGATTAACACTCACTGCTTTTCCTGCACCACCACCGTCAACATCCATTTCGTCTTCGTCAGAAAGTTGAGGTTTTCCATCCTTACCACTCTGGTAACCACCAGAAATATGATCACGCTTTGCATTCTTCTCAGTCGCATTCGTCTTTGATTTGATCTTAGACTTCTTCTGAATTGCTGCCTCAAAGATCATGTCCATATTCTCATCTTCTCTCAGTGCAGAAGTGTGAGCAAATGCCCAGTCACGAATTTTCTTGAATGATCGAGAGTTCTTCTGACAGGCATTCTCAATCTTTTTCTGATTTGGTTCACTCAGATTCTTGTGAATGTGAACAATAGCATGAGCAGACTTGACATCAATTCTTGCTGATTTTCCATCCTTGAATATGACCTTGTCTGGCGAAGAGGAACGAGCAATCTTCTTTAAGGTTTTGAAAGGATGAACCCATTCGACTTCATCTAAGGTTTTTGTTTTTTCTTCATTCACATGACCCTTATATCCATGTATTTCACTTGGTGCATTGAATACCCAAGCCTTTGGTTTAATACCTAGAGAATGAAGTGTTGATAAACGAGTATTACCACCAACCAATTCATGAGTGCCATCCTTATGTCGCATAACAATTGGCATTTCCATTGGTCCTTTCTTTTTCAATATGTTGAAAATGTGTTGAATGGTACTATGTCTATTGTCACCAAAATCAAGGCCCGGTCTAGCGAAATGATGCATTAAATCACGATGAGAATGAATATCACCAGCGTCTGTATTTTGCATAGAGGTGATATGATGAGGTTCTAGGTCTGTTGGCTTACCAGTTGAATAAGCTTTATAAAGAGAATTTGCTTTGGTTCCATAATGTTGTGCAACACGAGATAGTTCTCCCTGTTCACTTCTAAAATTTGATTTAACCCAATTGTCGTGTTCAAAAATCTCTCCACCATCAACTTCACGATACTTACGTCTAGTCTGAGCACCATGAGTGACAACACGAACAGGACGCTTGAAGTTTCTTTTTGGTCTACTCTTCTCTGTTGTGATCTGGATAGCTTCAGTTAGTACAGCATTAACTGACTCAAAAGCAATTCCAGAATCTTCAGAAACAAATCTAGCTACTTCATCTTCTGAAACACCACTCTTCAGACCTTCAAGAATAAACTTGAGAATGGTCTTGACTTCTGATTCAGATAGTCCATCAGAACCGGGATCGGCAGTCGTTGTCTTTGGCGTACTAGGATCATTTACTTCTGTTGGTCTCTTGTCTTGACCATCTAGAATCTTCAAAATTTGAGAGAATGGAAGATTGATCTGGTCACAGAGAACAGACTTATCACCCATGTTATAGGCAGCAAGCCATCTGTGATGTCCATCTACGATAGTTTGATCCCTAGAAATTACAATTGGATGTACGCATGTACATGGTGATATTGAACATCCTTCTTTATGTGGTGTGTCTATAAATTTTAAAACTTTATCTTCATCAAAACGATCAATGCTTGGAACCAATGTAGAAGGTTTGTTGGTGATACGTTCAATAACGATTCCAGCATTTCTCAGTGTATCTAGATTAATACCACTAACCTGACCATCTTTGTGAAGTGACTGACTGAGGTGATAATCAGCTTTTGATATTGTTGATGGATACATGATCTTATGATCAGATTCTTCCAAAAATCTAAATGTCTCCATAGCTTTTTGGGTATTAGCATAGAAATCTTTTAAGCTTGTTGTATTTATATTATCCATTGAACTATTTAATATTCCTTAAATAAAAGTACGTTTCGCGGTCTGCAAACCCAAACGTCCTACGCACACTTCTTAAGGAGATACGCAGCTTCATGAATATTTATACAGAACAACTTCGATCTATTGCTCTACCCAATAAGTATACAAATTGGTATTTTAATTTAGTCGAGAAGGCTCAAAATAGAGCATCTAGAAAGATTATAGCAAATGCTTTTTTCCAGAAGGATACACAGAAGAACACCATATTCTTCCGAAAGATTTTGAACTTGGTGGCGTTAAAGATAAAGAAAATTTTACATATTTCACAGCTAGAGAACACTTTATTGCTCATAGATTACTATATAAAATGTTTATTGGGTCAAAATTTGAAAATACAACACGCATGGCAATAGCTGCAATGGGACGGAATAAAAAGCTTCGTAAGTTAACATCTAAACAATATGCTATATCTAGAAAAGCTTATTCTGATTCTAGACGTGGAAAGAAACATTCAGATGAAGCCCGTAAAAATATGTCAACTTCTCAAAGAAATAGTGAAACACGTAAAATAGTAGATTTTAATCATCGTGGACGAGATATGAGCATACAAACAGAAGCTGCTCGTCTTGTCAACAAAGGCACAAAACAAACCGAAGAATTTAAAGAAAAAAGATTAAAAGCATTAAGAGAAAGTCCAAACCTGATTATTGCAACAGAAAAGAGAAAAGGAATTCTACCTCTTGGTTTAAATAAGAAAATAGAATGCCCTGTGTGCTATAAAATATGCACACCATCATCTTTAGTAACGCACAAACACTAAATCTTCCAGTCACTTCCACCAGTTGGGAATTTAGCACCATATTCCATCGGTTGTTTAACAGGTTCAGTAGGAACATGGTTCTGGTTGACATCGAACAAGCGCATTTGTGCTCTATCAATACCAAGTTGAAATGTCCTTGGCTTATCAATTGGACCATAACGATTTTTAAGCTGTTTCATCTTGACCTGATTAATCTTTTCTAGCTGTTCTTGGCTGATCATCGCAATCATCGCATCAGCTGTCATAGAAACACCATGAGACTCTGCCACCTCAGTCAATTCAAAGTCACTGTCGTTCTGACCAGCGCGATTGGTTTGAACCGCTGTGACAATAGGAATTCCCAATTCTACAGCAAGTCCTCTGACTTCTTCTGCAATCGTCTTACCATAAGCATAGAGATTGTCATTGGTCTTCATTCTGATTGAAGCCATGAGTGAAAGGTAGTCAAGCATGATGATAGTTGGCTTGAAGTTCTTTTTCAGCCTCAACTCATCGAGAAATCCACGAATATGATTGACATTGGCTGTTGCTGGTGGATATTCCTTGATGACCAGCTTTCCAGTCGTCTTTGCTCTGATATCTGAAATTTTCTTTCTGTATGACTCAATTTTCAAGTTGATGATTTCATGAATTGGCGTCTCCATAAGGTTGGCGTCAATGCGCTCACCAATCTTTTTGTCAGCCATTTCACAGGTAACATAGAGAACATTTTCACCTTTGATTAATGCTTCTACGGCACTGTTGCAAAGAATGGTACTTTTTCCAACACCAGTGGGTGCCACAAAGACGATCAAAGATTTATTCGGATAGCCACCCTGAAGGATGTGGTCAAGGTCTCTCAATCCAGTAGAGATGTGTTTTTCTTTGTGATGATAGAACTCATATCGTTCATCACTATCATCAATGTAATCATGCCCAACATGGACATCAAAGGACACATTCAATGCGTCCTGCATCAATTTTGGGATGGCACCCTTACCCATTTTTTCGCTACCATCAATGATCTTGATCGCTTTCTGGATGGCAAGATAGATACTTCTATCAATACAAAATTGTTCTGCTTCAATGACAACCCATGCTAGAGAGTTTCTTATTGTGGTGTGAATTTCTGGTGCATAGAGTTGTCTGAGAAGCATCAAACAACCTTGATATTGAGCCTCAGTGATCGACTTCTTGTTCAGGTCAATCTGGATAGCCTCAATTGGTGGTGTCTTGGCATATTCGGTGATGAAGGCGTGAATCGAAATGAAGAGGATACGGTATTCGTCTGTCTCAAAATATTCTGGCTTCAGATGTGGTGCTAGTTTATAGGCTGATTCTTGACTTTCTACCAAAGCTGCAAGAATCAAAGTTTGGATGTCAGCTGTATTGTTTAGATCGGTCATGCTGTATGTATGGTCTCGTTTTATTTGAAGAAGTCAATGAAATTTACTGGTTGTTGATTTCATTGAGAAAATAATTGTTGCATTTGTTTGCGACTAGGCGTAGAGTATCGCACCTAAGTCTGAAACACAATTATCCAAAGGAACGTCGTTATAAATGAAACTAAAAACAAACCTCACAATCCAAGATGCCATCAAGACTCTCATTCAAGAAAAGGTCTTGTTCACAGAATATTCAAGCACCCCTGACCTTGAAGGGAAGACGGCCACAGATATTGGTCGAATTTTGTTTAAAATCACTCCAGAAGCTTCCTTCGAAGAAAATTACATTCTGAGGGACGATCCGGTTCGTGAAAAGGAGGTATACAATCTATATCTCATCAATTTCTTTGTCAGGTACATGACAAATGATCGTTACAAGGAAGGACCAGAACCATTTCTCTATGCCTATGACGAGGCTGTTCATCAGGCCATCTTCATGACCAACCAGCGCCTCTATGGCTGTCTCAAGTGGTTGGATGATAAGAAGCCGGGTTGGGTAGAACCTGTTCAGGATAAAGAAGTTTCAGACGGTGTAGAAGAAAAACCAAAACGTCAAGGTGGAACACGCCTCAAAGAAATTTATGGTTACATCATAGAACGCTCAAAAATTGTGGATCGAAATTCTGTAGTTTCTGAAATTATAGACAAATTCAATATCCAGTCTAGGGTTTCTGCTGTGTCATACTTCAATACTGCCATTCGTAAGGACAAGCAGAAAGTGGTAAATATTGAACCAACAACTCAGGAAGTCTAATGTCAACTACAGTCACCACAACTCTAGATTCAATCAATCCAGCTGATCCAAATAGCACAGATATTGCTGTCACCTTTTCACAAGTACCAAATCCAAATGCCAATATCATTCAAATGGCATTTACCTATCTGATTCCAACCATCGGTCCATCGAACGAAGTCACCTATACCTCCCAGACTGTCATTCTGAATCTTGCTGCTGAAGACATTATGGAACTTGGAAGAAACGTTAATTTAATGCTTGCTTGACATTCAAAACCAACTATAATATGATGATTATATGAAGAAATTTACAGTAGAAGTGTATCGGGAAATAAAGCCAATCAAGAGTCTGGTGGATACTTTTACGTCTGATCTAGACCTTGGAGAAATTGTCAAAGAGTGTTTGGTTTACTCAAGGGTGTCAAATGGTTCATACATCTACACTGACAATAATGTTTTCTTCATTATCAAGGATGAAAAGAATATCCCATTTGTCTATGGATCGCCTTGTAAAAGTAACATAAAGTGGTCAGAAACCAACTGGACTTAGTATGTCGTTTTGGTCTCACGAAGATGCTGTAATACTCTGCAGACGAGTAGAAGCAATTTGCCCACCATTTGGATGTCATGTTGCTCTGACTGGTGGGAGTCTTTATAAAGACGGAAGACGCAAAGATTGTGATATTTTATTCTATAGAATCAGACAGATAGAGAAAATTGACATAGATGGTCTATGGGCTGCGTTAGAGACTATTGGTTTGTCCAAGATTTCTGGATTTGGATGGGTCTACAAGGCAAAATATTGTGAGATGCTTCCGGTCGATTGTTTCTTTCCAGAAGAACAGGGTGTTGGTGAATATAGAAAAGATGAGGATAATTTGCCGTGAATAGTCAGAATATTCAACATTGTATATCATATGGATTAAAAATTTCATATCACTCTGATAAACAATTTCCAACACCATATGCAATGGCTCACCAAAGTCATAGAATGGTGGCCGCAGTTTCTCAAACCGATGATGAAGCTGTAGAAAAATTGGTGAATCGTATACGAGAGGAAGAACAGCTTTAAATATCATGGTCCACACTCGACCATGAATAATGTCAACGCCACCATCAGTTTTTGTACCTACTAGCACACAAGATGCCAACAGCTTTCTCCTGAAGAGCAAAGCTGTCTTGACTATTGATGCAATCGAGAGAATGCAACTCTATTGCACTCGGTTCAATCTTCCGACTGTTTCTACCCGATCAGTTCCGGTACCAACACCATTTGCTACTCTAAAAATGCAAGGCGATCATATCGTCTATGAAGACCTGATTGTTGAATTTCTCGTCAGACAAGACCTTTCAAATTGGATCATCCTACAAGAATGGTTGGTTGGACTGACTCGTCCTGAAAGCTTCAAACAAGCTGAAGATAGGGAACTCACCTATAGTGATGGAACTCTCTATATCATGGATGCTAGCAACAATGTCACCAACACATTTCGATTCATCAATCTCTGTATCGAACAACTGCACGGAATTGAATTTGAAGTTCAAAGTGATCCCGATCCAATCAAAACCAATGTAATCTTTACTTACGATTACTACAAAAGATCAAAGTCCTGAAACATTGTCTCCATAGTTGACATTGATTTATAATGAGAGTATATGGCATCCTATCAAGAAATTGAAGAGCTTTGGACTGCGGATTGTGAGATAAATCCAATCCAGCTAGGCGAAGAAGCTGCAAAAATTCCAAAGCTTCATAATAGATATTACTCACTCTATGTCAAAGAGCTTTTTGTTCTAAGAAAACAAGAAGCCGAGATGAAGACATTGGAAAGGAATCTATGGCTCTACTATTCTGGATCGATAACCAGATCGGAACTTTTAGACCTTGGGTGGAATGATCTAGACCTAAAAATCCTGAAGACAGATGTCGCCAAGTTCATTGATTCTGATCAGAAAATGATAGAAATGAAGCTTAAATACTCAGTACAGGATGAGAAATGTTCTTTCATCAAAAGTATCTTGGCTGAAGTCGGAAGACGTAGTTATATCATCAGACAGATGATCGATTGGGCCAAGTTCCAAGCTGGTGCCTAAAATATTAGGCATTAAGTCACATTGAGCCTAATATCATGCATGTTTTACTATATCCAATTGACCAAACCACCATAAAAATTGACACTGATGAATCGGTGTTGATGGAATTGAATGATCGGTATTCATTCTTTGTGCACGGTCATATGTTTTCCCCGTTATATAAGAATCATATCTGGGATGGAAAGAAGAGATTAATTTCTCTAAAATATAAAACTATCCAGAGAGGGCTTCTAGAAGACCTTGTAGCTTACTGCGAGTCTCAGGGATACACGACTTCATTCAGTGATGCAGAAAGCCCACAAAGCGCACCACAGAGCCTCACAATCGAATCTTTCCTTGAAGGACTGACTCTTCCACACATCCCACATGATTTTCAGGTAGAAGCTCTAAAGAATATAGTTTTTTCCAATGGACGAAAAATCATCGAATCAGCTACTGGAAGTGGAAAGAGCTTGATTCAATATTTGATTGTAATGTATGCACTTCAATCGAACTGGTGTGAGAAAATCTTGATTGTCGTTCCGACAACAATGCTTGTTGATCAGCTGACAGACGATTTTTGTGAGTATGGAGAAAATGATCCAAATTGGAATCGAAATTTCGTTCACAAAATCTATGCTGGTGAAGATAAACAATCAGATGCACCAATAACGATTTCAACTTGGCAAAGCTTGTATGCATTGGACGAACCTTATTTTCACCAATACGATGGAATATTAGTTGACGAAGTGCATGAAGGAAAATCTGATTCAATCACTAAAATCGTCTCTTCATGTATTAATGCCCACTTGAGAGTAGGTGCTACTGGAACATTGGATGACGTGAAATTACATCGTCTCATTCTCCAAGGTCTTTTTGGAAGTGTAATAAAAGTCTCATCAGCTGCAGAACTAATGGAAAGGAAGATTCTAGCACAGCTGACAGTGAAGTGTATTACCCTCAAATACCAAGATGAGGATGAGTGCAAGCTCGTTCGAAAAATGTCCTATGATCAAGAACTGGATTACATTGTCGAACTGGAAAAGAGAAACTTATTCGTCTCAAAATTGGCTTCTAACCTGAAGGGTAACAAACTAATCCTTGTGACTAAGATCGAACATGGTAACAGGCTAATAGAAGCTCTTTCTGGATATGAAGGTCCAGTTCATTTTATCAATGGAAAAATGAAGCCTGAAAAACGATCTGAAATCAGAAAAGCTTGTGAGTTATCTGACAACATGGTCATCATAGCCACCTACAAGACTTTTCAACTGGGTGTGAATATTGTTAATCTGGATCATGTCATCTTTGCATCACCATCCAAATCCAAGACCAGAGTGCTTCAGAGCATTGGAAGAACAGTCAGAAGGAGTGCTGAGAAAGTAGAAGCTTCTGCTTATGACATCGTTGATGATTTTACTGGGATCAGAAAACGTCAGAACTATCTCCTGAAGCACTTTTTAGAACGATTTAAATACTATTGTGAAGAGAATTTTAATGTTGTTCAACATGAGATTAAGTTCTAAATTATGAATGAAGAAGGTGAAAAGCTGACTAGTGAGATATTCATTACTATGGATGTCTGTGCTCAGAATGATATCGAATGTGGATTAGTCAATCCTATGGATCACTTCTGGGATGTCTATATCCTGAGAACAAAAATGGGTCAAATGATCATTACTATGATGACTGTTGATTCTGATCCATTGAGTAAGAACATGCTACTACAGCTACCGATAGTCTTTGAGATAAAATCTGATACTTCTGTTTCTATGGTTCGCTATGGGATTCTTAGTTCTGATCTATTTTACTACATTCCGAAAGATATGATCATAGGAGTACATCAACCATCCACAGAAGCTAGAAAGCTCTATGAGCATGGACTTGAAATCTACTATAAGGATACAGAAGAAGAGAAACCTAAGTCCTCACTCAATCAAGCTATGTTCGGAATTGAAGACGATTTAAAATCCCAACAGTCCAAATGAAAACATTTATTTCTACGTGAAAACATTTACAAATACTTATATTCATTTGAAAGTACTTACAAGTTACTATGGATTCCTAGTGATGGGACTACGTCCCATGCGACTACGTCGCGGCCTCTTTAACTATCCCTATGAATCTACAGCCTTCCGCAGGAAGCTGTTGGGCCGAGTCGCATTCCCATGATTCATTTATGCCGTTTTGGTTCAGGATGTCAAGTTTTCTTCAATTTTGCGCAAAATAATCTGACGAACGGTAAAAGCTTGAACATCCTGAATCCACATGTAATACTAGTTCACCACTTAAACCAAGTAACAAAATGACTGAAGATAAACGAAACACACTCGAAAAGATTGGTGCCATATATACCACCGGGATTGAAGTCCTGAAAGATGATCATGGTGGATATTACGCTGGTAAGGTCTTGAAGAGTCCTATAGGCAAGAACAATGTTGCCATGTCCAAATCCTTCAAGACGAGGAAGGAAGCACAAGATATCATTCCATTGGTGAACCTAGCATGAAGATTAATTTCAGAAATATATTCGTATTCTCATCCATCGCTTATTTGTTTGGATATGCCATGGGCCATGTTATGAAAGCATTGGATACACCACTAATTAGCATAGTGATTGTGATTGTACTACAAGCATTTATAGTAACCAAATTTTTCATTCCAAAACTTCCATTCACAACAGAACTCGATAAATAAAAGTATGTTAGACCTATACATCGCACTTGGAAGCATCTTGTATTTGATCATCGGATCATTCATGGTTGACTTGTTCGCATGGCTCAATGTTCTGGAACTAGAAGCGGACTCGCATACCTTTCGTGGTGCAGTTGTTCTGACATGGCCTATCATTCTGTTCGTTCTGGTCATTGTCCTCATTCCACTATTCATCGGAATGTCAGCAGTCCAGATTGCTAAGACACCTAAAGCTATTGTCAAGAATCTTCCATTTCTCAAGAAGGAAGCTGTCAAGAAATCATGAGCATCCTTGTTGGTTCTCTAAGCAGAACTTTCATCAGTAATTTGTGTTCAGAAGATGAGAGTGATTCATTTTCCTATGCCAGAATTGCATTGGATGTGAATGGCAATCTTATCAAGAATACGATGTATCTTGAGAAGTCAAATCAACCCCTTACCACCGAACGCCTGAATAGACTTTCAACGGCTGTTGATCCGATTGTTTCTTATCACATTGTTCAAACTCAAAATGGAAGCTGTCGTTTACCAGCAATGAGTGATGGTTCCTATCTTTGGTTGATTGAGAACCAAAATTCTCCACCTACAATCGATCCACAGAAGATGTTGGAAGATATTATCAAGAATGGATTTAAGACATTGGAAGCCGTTCAGGAAGATTTTGCTGGAGTTTTACTTCTAGATGATAGACTTTATTATTTCAGTACACCAGCTTGTCCTCTTTTCATATCATGGTCTGATGGTCACATGACTGTCAGCAGTGAAAAGTTTGGAACACTTGAACAAAATATGTCAAAGGAAAATCCATTAATGACGTGCAGTCTATCAAATTCTATCTATGAGATTTACTTTGCCCCTAAGTTTCATTTCTGGTTGGATTATAGATTCAGACCCATTGAGTAAGCCAACTATGACTAACACAATTTATCTCACTTGTGAAGTAAATAAAAACGGAGAGACTGTTGAAATGGATATTCCATACGAAGTAGTTGAAATCAAAAAGCACAATATTCCAGTCCTATCGGATTGTCTTCATGGTCTTGATTTAGAAGAAGAGCTTGCAAAAATTTTGATTGAAGAAATTGAAAAGCATAGAGACATAGAAAAAGAAATGATCCGTGAGTCACCAGAGTGGCACAAACTCAAGAAAGAGATAGAGGACTTAAAGAATAAATAACCATGTCTAAGTTTCGACTAACACAGGCGGACCTCAATGCATTCGATGACATCGAAGACCTTGTTCCAGATGAGACTATTGAGCAGATAAAACACAAACCACATGATGAGGATGGTATAGGAAGGAAGAAGCAAAAAGTTCGTAGAGAACCACCAAAACGTTCAATCGACACTGTTCTTTCAAAGGAGCATTAAAGATGGAAACACAGCAACAAACAAAACAAGAACCAATGTTTGCTGAATTCGAGAAAGCAGCTGAATTTCTCATGGACCCAAATTCTACAAATGTGACACCTTCTGGTGATACTGTCTATGTCAAACACATTGATGGTAGTCAGGCAGCTGAATTTGCTTCCATTTCAAGACTGACAGCCAGAGCATTAGGTTCATTTGATTACTTCCACAAAGATCATGATGGGAAGGCATACTCATTCAGAATTTCTGTTCCATCTACTGTGAGTCTGGATAAGAAAAGTATCATTATCAAGCAATATGATGTAGTCTTGGCTGATTCTCCTGATAATTCTTCACCATGCGTTTTGAATCTTATCAAGAATGAAATCAGGAAAACTGTACACTGAAATGAGTAACAATTTACATAATGACAACACTCCTAATAGATATGAATCCTGTCGTGATTGCAATCACTTCAGCGATTCAATCAAATCCTAAAACAAGACAAGACTTTACTCTGAGTTTTGTCAGACATGTGGTGCTCAGTAGCATCAAGAACACTCGTAACCAGTTTGTGGCTGCACCACAACTAGAAACAGTTCTGTGTTGTGATGCCAAGACAAATTGGCGCAAAGAAGTCTATCCACACTATAAAGCCAATCGAAAGAAGATCAGACAATCGATGGTTTTTCCTTGGACTGAATTTTCTGAATATTACGAAATTGTCAAACAAGAACTAATACAGGTTCTTCCATACAAGATTTTACAGATAGAACGCTGTGAGGCAGATGATATCATTGCAGTTTTGACACATACTCTTACATCGGAAGGGAAGAAATGCATCATCTTTAGTGCTGATAGTGATTTTGCTCAGCTTCATAACTCAAGTGTCATCCAATACAGTCAGATGAAGAGAGGATGGGTTAACTGGCCTAATCCACAGGCTGAACTACTCAGAAAGATTATCAGTGGTGACACAGGAGATGGAGTTCCCAATGTCCTGAGTGATGATGATACCTTTGTCAATCCAGATAAGAGACAGAAGCAGATGCGAGCAGAAAATCTCAAGATGTTGGTAGAGGCTGTTGGTGAAGGAAAGGAAGATACACTTCCGATTGAAATTCAAACTAATATTGCTCGTAACAGAAAACTCATTCAGTTGAATAAAGATTCGATTCCAGAAGATATTTGGAGTGAAATCGTCGCTAAATACACAGAATACCAAGTTCCTAGAGCAGATTTATACAAATACCTCTCTGAGCATAATCTCAAACTTATCATGAAAGACACAAGAGGCTTAATATGAAAACAGTTTCACAATATTGCGGCTGGAGCTACCCCGGCCACACATCTTCATTCCTTTCAGAATTTTTTGCTGTTTTCGAGAAAGCCAAGACTGAAGAACAGAAGAAAAAGCATTTGGTCGATTGGATCAAGGTCAATGCAAATTCGCCTCTAAAGATCAAGTCGCTGAGAATCATGCTCGAATGTATGTTCATCCCATCCTGTAAAGTTGATCTTCCATTCGGCATCCCTAGTAATATTGCACCTCTTCACAAGCTTCCAGATGAGACAGGCAGTTCTATTTTCAAGACGATTGGATCGATTGGTTACTTTCTAAAGGCCAGTGAAACTTTCATTCCTGAACCACTGAAGCGTGAACGTAAATTCACGCAGCTGGCAGAGAATATGTGTGAATCAGAAGCCATGCTTTTCTTCGCAATCAAGGATGCCAACACAGACTTTATTCCGGGCCTCACACACGAGCTAGTTCATTCTGTTGTTCCCGGTTGGATTCCAGCACCTAACAAGGCCATGGTAGTTAACACGGCCAAGATAGAGGTTATCCAACAACCAAAAAAGGTCGAGACAATAGTAGCTCAAGTAGTCTCTGGTCTAAAAAAAGACGGAACACCGAAGGCGAAGCCGGGTCCAAAGCGGAAGTCTACCAGCGATCTATCAACAAAAAACTAACAGAGGGTGGCTGGATGATAGAGGTTGATCCACGCCCACCCGCACTACCAGAACCGAAAGAGAATTTTAATGCCCTCGTATCTATTCGCTTGCAAAAGTTGCTCGCATCAATTCGAAAAAGTTTCAAAAATAGCTGATCGAGATATTCCTGTTTCTGAACCATGTCCAGAGTGTGGTAAGATAGAAGTCACTAGAGAGTTTACTCCTACACCAATGTCTTATGGTATTAATGGTGTTGGTTCTCTTAGAGTTCCACAAGGTTTTAGAGAGGTTTTGCAAAAGGTAAAAGCAGCAAATCCCTATCACAAAATCGACGGCGAATATTCGCATTGAAATTTAGGAAGTATTGAGATGGAAAAATATAATGTCTTTCGCAAAGAATTAGAAACTCTGATCAACTGTAATAGCATGGAAAATGGTTCTAACACACCAGATTTTATTCTTGCACAATATTTGGTGGACTGTCTTCAAACGTTTGACAAGACTGTCAGGCACAGAGAAGAATGGTATGGTCGCCTGCAGGCTCAGAAGATACCAAACTAATGGCAAAGAAGAAGTCAAAGATCGAATCTATTGAAAGCACCATTGATGGTGTCAGTGAAATCACACGTCAGGCTCAAAGTGAACAGTTTCACAGAGAAGTGATGGAAATTCAAAAGTCTGGTTGTTCACTCATTGAAGCAATCACTGCTTACTGTGAAGAACGAGAAATGGATGTCGAAGATATTGTCACTTTCATGACACCGAGATTGATGGCTGATCTAACAAGAGAAGCAGCTGGATTGAAACTACTCAAAAAAGAGTATCGAGATAGTTTGCTTGATTAAACATGGAATATTCAGCTTACAAAGTTTTCAAAATCTTTGGTGCAATGCAGATGCATTTCACGTCAGGATTTGACTATGCAAAATATGGCTGCAACGTCAAAACTCTAACTCTAGAGAAATTCAATCCTAGACGCCGTCAATACGAAAAACTCTATGATATGTTTTTGGACGAGAAAGCACTCATCAAAACACTAGCACCTGTCTTCTATCACTTCAAACCAACGTGGGTTGGTGAAGCAATTCAGAAGATTGTTGAACGTGATGACAAGGTGATGAGAGCTAGGGCAACATTCGATGCGCCTGTCTATTACACCATCAAGGAATTAAAACAACTTTCTGATCCAATTTCACTGTATGTGAGTGAGACCACCGCAGCTAAAGAGGTGATGAGTGGACATCTTACGCCAGAAACGGCAATCATTTTGGACAAAGCTACAGGAATCTTGAACATCTCGAAAAAATCTGTCAATATAGTTGATAAGGATTTTACAAAATCACTAAATAGATATGCTACTTTCGTTGATGTATCCAAAGATGATTTGGATCAGATACGAATATCAGCAAGGAAATACCTAGAAACACTTAGAGCTTAGCTCATTTAACTTCACTAAACCAAAAGAGGAAAATATATGTCAATTGCAAGTCTCCGTAGAAGCCGTCAAGAATCAGCCGATGCTCTCGCAAAGAGTCTGTCTGATGCCAAGAGAGGAAATGATCCAGATGCAAATCTCTGGAAGCCTTTCCTAGACGAAGAAAAGGGTGTTGGTCAAGCAGAAATTCGTCTGCTTCCACAACCAGATGGTGAACCACTTCCATATGCAAAAGTTTTTGCACACAGCTTCAAAGGTGCGAATGGAAAGTATTACATCGAAAAATCTCTCACCACATTTGGTGAAGCTGATCCAGTTTCAGAAGTCAACAAACGTCTCTGGGATTCTGGTGGCACACCTGATGAATCCGATGCAAAGCGTCGAACACCAAATCAGAAGATTGCTTCCAATCAGAAGCGAAAAGAAGAATATTTTTGTAATATCTTGGTCGTTTCCGATCCGGGCCGTCCACAAAATGAAGGGAAGGTATTTGAATACAAGTTTGGTCCAAAGATTTATGAATTGATTGAACTTGCACAGAATCCGAAGTTTGTTGGAGAACAAAAGTTCAATCCATTCGATATGTGGGATGGTGCTAATTTGAAGATTCGTGTCCATCGTGAAGGTCAGGGAAAGAAGGGATTCTGGAAGTATGATGCAACTTCATGGGCAACACCAAGCGAGCTATTTCCCGGCGACGATGCAGCCAAGGAAGTGGTTTGGAATCAATGTAAGTCTGTCTCTGCTCGTCTAGATAGAGTAAAGGCCGGATTTAAGCCTTATGATGCTCTTGCACGACATTTGTTGACTGTTCTCGGGCCTACTTCTGGAACTGATGGAATTTTTGTCCCTACATGGGTCAAGAAGGAAGAGGAAGTTGCTGCTTCAGAACAGGCTGTAACAGCCCCTGTTACACGTTCTGTATCTGTGACACCAACAACTGCACCTGTGACTCGCACAGCAGCTGTAGCACCTACGGTCACTTCTAAGGCTGCTAGTGATGACTTAGCTTTCTTTGAGTCACTAGCAAGTCAAGCCAAGTCTGGTTAATTGAAAAGGTGATGTAATTAAAGCCGGGATGAAATATTCCCGGCTTTTCTTTTGGAGAATTTTATGAGTATTTGTGAAAATGAAGGTTGTGGTCCAGATTGTGGTGGTTGTGCTGTTTGTATACCACATGGCTATCGCAATAAATTAGACCTATGTCAGTGTGATTTTGGAAACTGTCAATGTAATCAACCAAAAATATCTTTAGATGATCAAATCACCCGCAAGATTGGATCACTCTATGGAATGGGACAATCTGAAAAGCACAAAAATCTTGATGAATTGCTTGGGTTTGTTCTTTGTGCACTTGATATTGCAGCCAACGATAAGCTTGATAGAATGAGATATCGTCAGCTTAGAGCGATGGTTGCAAGAAAAGCAGTCGAAGCTTGTCCTGTTCTTTCACAACATGCAATCGAATTGAGTATTGATGCTCAGGTTGACCAAGAAATGGGACCGGTTTGTATTTGACCGTTCGTCGGAATTTGGTTGTTTAAATTTTAAAATTTGATATACTCTTCTCCATCAAGCCACCAAAACTTTAAGGAAAAACCAAATGTCTTTCGTCCCTTCAACCGCACAGCAAGGTTATTTTGAGTGGATCGTCAATGATACCGGCAATGCTGTTGTGGTTGCAGTAGCTGGCGCTGGAAAGACCACCACGATTGTTCACGGTCTCCGTCTGATGGTTGGCCGTAAGTTTGTTGGTGCCTACAACAGCAAGATGGCAAAGGAACTTCAGGAGCGCACTACCGGTATGACTGATGTCACCGCGTCCACATTCCATTCCGCTGGCTTCAAGGCTCTCAAGTTCGCTTTTGGCAAGACTCATGGTGTGAATTTGGAAGAGAAGAAAGTCAAGAAAATCTGTGAGCTTCTGATTGAAGAACAGGGTCGTGATGACCTGAAGTCCACCATCGGTACTATTTGTAAAGTCGTGAGCATGGCGAAAAATCGTGGCATCGGCGCTCTGACTCCTATTGACGACAACAAAGCTTGGTTCGACATGGTCGATCATTATGACCTTGATTCCGACCTCCCCGACAACTTTCCGGTTAGTGAAGTTGTCGAATTTTCAAAGATCGTCCTGACTAAGTCCAATGAAGAATTGAATATCATTGATTTTGATGACATGGTCTATCTGCCGATCCAGAAAAATCTCAGGATGTTTCAGTATGATTGGGTCATGATTGATGAAGCACAGGATACCAATTCGACTCGTCGTGCTATGGCTGCAAAGATGCTGAAGCCGACTGGTCGTCTGGTTGCGGTCGGTGATCCTTGCCAAGCCATCTTTGGTTTCACTGGTGCTGACAATGATTCTCTGGATCAGATTGTCGAAAGCTTCAAGGCCAAGCGCATGTTCCTGACAATCACCTATCGCTGCCCGAAGGCTGTTGTCAAGCATGCCCGCAACTGGGTCTCTCATATCGAAGCTGGAGACAGTGCGCCAGAAGGTTCATATTCAGTTATTCCGATGAAGAATCTGATTCCGATGGTTACGAACACTGACGCCATCATCTGCCGCTATAACAAGTATCTGGTCGCTCTCTGCTTCAAGCTGATTCGTGCTGGCATTCCGGCCAAGATCGAAGGTCGCTCGATTGGCGAAGGTCTGATCCGTCTGTGTGACAAGTGGAATACGAAGAATATTGATGTCCTTCAGGAGCGTCTGGAAGACTACCTGAAGCGTGAAGTGGACAAGGCTCTGACGAAGGGTCAGGAAGACAAGGCTGATCGCGTCAAGGATCAGGTTGAGACTGTGTTCGTCTTGATCGAACGTGCTCGTGACAAGAAGATGAGCACTGTTCAGGAACTCAAGGATATGATCACCACGATGTTTGCTGACAACGTATCCAGTAAGGGGATTCTGACTCTCTGCTCTGCACATAAGTCAAAGGGCATGGAGTGGGATCGGGTCTTTATTCTGGGTCGTTCGGAACTGATGCCTTCGAAAATGGCAAAGCAGGCTTGGCAGCTTGATCAGGAGCGGAATCTTTGTTATGTGGCTATCACTCGTGCCAAAAAGGATTTGGTTGAAGTCACTGGTGTTGAAGAGTTGATTCCGAAAAAGCCATCCATGAATTCAATCATCAGTGATGTGTTCAATGACAATCACTAATCATCTACATTGATTGAATACCAGATTAGCAGCATTACAAGCTTGAAGTGTGCTGTCTGGTATTGCAACAGGTGCTGTTGATCCACCACCAGACGATCCACCACCTCCAGAAACAACAACAGGTGTTGATCCACCAGAATCCCTAGCAATAGCTGCGCGTGTTCTAGCTCTCTGTTCTTCTTGAGCAGAGAGATACTTAGACATAGCAATCTTGGTCTGAATGTTATTCATATCAAAATTTTCTCTATCTCTATCAACCCGTCCTAGATAAGTATTAACTTCTCCGACTGTTCTGGGAACACCGTGATTGTAATAGATAGATTGATTCAACATAGCATTTTTGTGACCGACAATATCTGCTGCGATTGCAGTCGGTGAAGCTCGCTTTAGTTTTTGGGCGTCACGATCACCAGCCTGATGTTCAAGATAAGCTTGAGCACCAGTCACCATCTTTCTTTCAATTCCTTCTCTATTGATCAATGCTGCCATCATTGCATTAACCAATGGATCGCTCACATCCCCGTTTATGATATATCCAAATTGTGGATACTTTTTTCTTAGACTATTCGCAGTTTCTGTAGTAA